AAATTGCTACCCTCGTCACTATCTCTTAAGTAGACAGTTTGATTAGGAGCAACAATAAAAGCTTTAGCTCCAATTACCCCATTTGTAAAACTTAAGGGCAAGTATGAAGTTTGTTGCTGCATTTGAGGTTGCTGCATTTGCTGTCCATAGTTATTATTTTGATACCCTGAATTATTAACTCCGTAAGTATAGGGCATTCCGTAAGGATAATTATAATTGTTATAATTAGGCATATTACCACCTCTTTCCGCTTTTATTATATGCGAATTTTATTCTCAAAAATTCCCACTTTGAAAGTTGAAAAAGATTGATAACTTTTAATAAAAAATGATAAAGAAAAAAACACCTAACTTTAATTATTAGATGTTTTGTAAATTAATTTCTTTATCTCATTTAAATATCTATACAGAGTTGATGTACTAATGTTGTGTTTATTAGCAAAATCATAAACTTTTATTGACCTTGATTTGTGATAATATTCATAAACAATATGTATCTTTTCGTATGGTACAAATGGAAGTAAACTTTTTAATTCATCTTCTGTATAATTATTTATACATTTTAAATTATTCATTTAGCCTCTCTCTTTCTTTAAAAAATCCTTTATCATTATAAACGTATATTTAATTTTATTAAATATAAAAATGATAATTTTTTAAAGTCGGCAAAATTTGGGAATAAATGATAATTTTTGAAAATGTTTTACTTTTTATATTCGATTTCGTTTCTCATTTCTTTCATTTCATTTGTCCCCTTTTATATCGAATTTTATTTTTATAGCCTTAATTGGCTCTTAAAATATAATTGCAAAATGTCATTTGCTCTAATCTTCAAATTTAGTTCCTATTGAATTATACTTACCAAACATCTTAAAGAAAGATGTATTATTTACAACTATTTCATTAACTAAATCATTAATAACATTTGCAACATAATTATAACCTAAAGTTGAATAATGACCGTTTTCATTGAAATCCCCTGTGCTATTATCATAATACTTTAAATATTCAACTAAATTAATATAGAAACAATTAGTATATAATTCACTAATTTGTCTAATTAAATCACTATAAACATTTTGGTATAGACCTGTTCTATATAAACTTACACAAAATATTGCACAATTTGGTGCGTGTGTTGTTATTTCTTCAATTATCTTTTTATAATACCCAACAAATGTAGTATCACTAGATGTATCATTTATAGTTCCCATAGGTATTTCAGGATTTTCGCCCCATTGTTTTTGAATATCATTTGTTCCTAATGCAATAAAATAAGCATTAAAAGGCGTATCAGTTTGAATTTTAGTAAGATAATCTTCTAAACAAGATTTTGTAGTAGCACCTGCATTTGAATAATGTGTTCTTGATACTGCATTATTTTTTCTTGCTATATATGAAAGCCAACTATCACCCCATACATCTTCCCATACATTATTAACTGTCAAATTACCACTTGATAAACTATCACCAACAACTGCAAGTCTAGGGAAAATACACATTAAATTTTCTTTAGATTTGTCATTTGTCAAATTATCAATATCATAATATTTATAACATTTAATAAATACATCTGATTTAAAAGATATTGCAAAAGTTAAATCATATTTAGCAGTATATGTATAAGTATGTTGACTATCATCTGTTGATATTACTAACGGCATATATGTATTATCAACTTGTTTAGAAATCATTGAAACATATTGTCTAAATCCTGTTCCTATTACAACTAATGTTTCGCCTTTTTTTAATGTGATATTATTTAAGTAAGCATAACCTGTTGCACCACTTTGAATGGTTCCATTACTATGAATAAAAGAGCCGTCAACTTTATTTGATAAATCAATTTCAGTATAGATTTTTGAATTATCAATTACATCTTTTATTTCAGTAGTATCTTCAATATAACTTACAATATATGCTCTATAACTTAATGCACTATTACAAGATAATCCAACAATTATATTTTCATTAGTTGTATATGTATATGTATGTTCAGTGCTATCTATTGATAAAACTAAAGGTGTAAATGATGTAGATGTATTTTGTCTAGCAATCATTGAAACGGCTGTTCGAAAACCACTAGCAACAAAAATAATTGTTTGACCTTTTTTTAATTCAATATTTGGCAAATAACAATAACCATTTGCACTAATTACTGCACCGTCTTGTCCAATAAAATAATCATCTACTTTATTTGTAAAATCAACAATATTAAGTAAATTAGATTTTTTAAGAATGTTAGTTAAATCATCATCTAATTTTAAATAATCAATACTATTATCTTTCACGCTTACAACATTGCCTGTTAAATCTACGCTATCACTACCAGTTAATACATCTTGCTTTGTATTATCGTGGTATGTTTCATCAATAAAACCACTATCGTTTGTTAAATCGCTTGTTTTACTAGGTATAGCTTCCTCGATTTCTTCTATAGCATTCTTGTTTGCTGTGATTTGATTTTTTTCTTGTTGGCTTACAAACTTATTAGCTGATGTAGTATCATCTACAAGATCAGCTTCGAGTTTGTTATCACTGTCAATTTTAGCTTGTTTGCCTGCCAATAACGAAAGCAATGTAGCATCATCAGCTTCTCCTGCTAAAAATTGGAAGATTTCTCTTAACTTATTGATTGTAGTATCATCATCGTTTCCTGTTGCATATCCTACATAATTATACAAAGTGTCGAGTGAATCTTTTAGTGCTTTGCCTTGTCTTGCATCTAAAGCAAAGCCACCTGCAGTTTTATCTAAACCATTATACACATTTTCTTTATCTAATTTTAAAGCATCTTTTGTATCTACATAATTCTTTGTTGTAGGGTTATAACTCTGTGTTGGTTCATCGATTTGTAATCCTGTATCGTATCCAAATATGAATTGTCTATATTGACTATGGTTGTCCCAATTCTTTGCATAGAAATTAATCGCGCCTAATGTCATCTCAATTTCGCTTGTATCTGTGCCATCTATGACTGAGTTCACTTGCACCTTGTTTGCTGTAATAATTTGTCTTGAATTGTTCAAATCGGCTTTTAGTGCATCCTTTGTGTCTACATAGTTTTTGTTTACTGCATCATTTGCTTCTTCTACAGTATCAACACCACTTATTTTACCATCGCCAACAGTTATATATTTACTTGAACCTGCTGGCTTAAATGAGATGCCATATACATCTGCAAGTGTAATCTTTGCGCCATATTCAGAGATTATATCTTCAATATAGCCATTTTCAGCTTTAATGCTACCAGCTACGATGTCTTGGTTAGGGTTGTTAAGGTCTGCCTTGCTACTTTGCAAAGCTGATACGCTTATTTGTAGGCTTGCAACACCTGTCTGTAATGACTGGCATAATGCATATAGTTCAGCAATTACTACACCAGGTTCACTGCCTAAAATTAACACTCTATTGTCATCGTTTGTAACGGCATTAACAACGCTTAATATTGTATTGATGTTTCTTTGCTTTGTTATTACGTTAGTTGATGAGTTGTAATAATTTGTTGTTATTGTAAATTGATATTTACCTGATACATCAATTTGGTGATTGTCACTTGATAATGTGAATTTAAACATGTACCAAGTGTTATTATCATCATCAGTATAGGTTGATGGGTTTGGCTCTTCAACGCTTGTAGCATCAAACAGAATTGAACCAACTTTTCTATCGTTTGGCTTTAATATGTTTAATGTTGGATAAAAGTATTGAGTTGATGGATTAGAGTCATAGTAAACTTTTAACTGATCCACGTAGTTGTTTCCAGCAAGTATTGGTGTTTCGTTTTCTTGTTTAACGATTGCCCAACTTGTTGTGTTAATAAAAATTTTCAATCTTTTTTACCTCCTATATAAAATCTTCATAACTAGGTGTCAAATAGCCACCTTTATAATTTCTTATGTCTATTGTGTAACTGCCTGAATAATTACATAAAATTCGCAACCTTATATTGTCATCGTTGGCGTACTGTCCGCCTGATGCTGTATAAATAGACATAAAGTTTGTACTGAATAGTTCATCCAATGTCACAGTACCAGTTTTTGTTACACCTTGTTCTGTTCTTCCGCTTAACCATGTCAAAGTCCAAGTAAATGGCTTTGTCAATGAACTAGGATTATCTGAAGCATTAACAGCTTCATAGTATTGTTTTAAATTGTCAAGGTATCTATCAAAGTAAAACGCATTAAAATATGCGGTACTGTTTGGTATGTCTACGCTTGTTTTAGGTATGTATTGAACTGTTAAGTTGAATTGTTCTCTATTGTCTTTATCAATGGCGACGTCAATAATTGGTGTCAAATCAAAGAATAGCCAATCGCTATCGTCAGAGAATCTATCCTCATCGCTACCCCACCAATCACCGCATTCGCTGATATCTGTTTCCGCAGCCCATTCAATAGCGGTTTTGCCGCCCTCAAATGCTTTATGATCTAAAACACCAAGCTGTACATTAGCATACGCGAACTCACCATAGTCATCAACATATTTTAATACTTTGTTTTGGTATCCACCTGTTATTGAATCACCTTTAACTGATGTGATAGATATGTTATCCATTGTTTGAATTTCGAACGATGCCATTCTATCGTTATAAATTGCTACGACAGGCAATATATAATAACCTATTCTGCGATAAGGCGTGCCACCAGCTAGAAACTCAATTCGGCAATAATTCGCAGGCATCAATGGTCTATCACCTGAATTATAGTTATTCAACTCTATTTTATAATAATAAGTTATAGATTCTTTTCTTGTTACTATTTCAGTATTAGCATAAGCGTAGTATCTTTTCTCGCGGTTTAAAGATGTGTCTATAATCGCGTTCGAAAAGTTTAAGGATAAAGTACCCTTGTATTGAATAAAAGATGGATTTACAGCTGTTTCTAGCTTTGTAAGGATGTATTTCTTATTATTCTCATCCAGCCAGTATTGCCCTACTGAGATTTTAGGCGTGTAATCATCGTTTGTGACCTTTGATATTGCAGTCATTATTTTATAATCACATGCTAGCTGATTTAATTTTTCTTTATTTCTATCAAGCTGCAATAAAATATCAGTTTTGGCGTTTGTGTTTGTATCAACTGAGTATATCGCGTTTCTTCTCTCTGATTGTTCCACGATTTTAGGTGAGAAGTAAGGTTGATATTCTACTTCAAATAATTGTTCATCGTATTCGTATGATAAATTATCAACAAGCCACCAAGACATTGATGGTAGTCCTCTTGCCACGCTTCTTTCCATCTCATCATCTTGCCATGAACCTGCGGTTACATATGAATCACCTTTGTTTGGATAAGTTGTTTTGAACCATTCCCATATTTTTCTTCTTATTGCGTTTTCTATGGATGTTCCTGTGTTGTATTCATCCCACCATTCTTTCCACTCTTGCATGTAGTGAATATTCGTAATTACACTTTTACCTCTATCCCAAGTCAAAGTGTTTGTTAACCATTTTTTTGATGTCGTTGTATAAAACTCTACTGCACAATTTCCTGGATGTTCTCTTGGATTTGATGACTCGTAGGCACTCGGCTTCGGTTTATTTAATGTTGAGTATTCTTCAGTAGGAACTACTAAATCCGCAATACTTATTGATATTGTGCTTGGTACATCGCTATCATTATCCGAGTTGTAAGTTGTGAACACTTCTGGTGTTGATGTACCAGGAGCAGAATCCCCGTGTTGCAATCTTACTCTAAAACCTACATTTAAAACCTTTAAGTTCTTAAAATCGAACGCTTTTCTCTTTAGTATCAACTGAGCCGTATCAGTGTTAAATATTGGCTCAGTAGTAGCTTCTTTTAAGTATTCTGTTATTGTTTGCTCTGATACAATGTCATCACTTGTTTGTAATATTCTTGATACATACGCTTCGCTATCTTGCCCTGTTTCAATATTTGTTATGTAATTGCCTATTTGCGATGATGACGCACTTAGCTTTATGTAATCAAGTACAAATGAATAATGATTGTTTGTCTTTGTCATTTTTAAGGTACATATTGCGCCGACTGATGACAACAACCAGTCGATAAATTCTCTTATGGTTGGTTCAGAGAATGTATGTTCTTTGGCTACTACATTAGCAAGTGTTTGTAATCTGTCGGATATACTTATTGGAATATTTTGGCTAGATTTAAAATAGGAATTGCGGAACGCATCTTCAATATAAAAGAGTATTGTTCTATTTTGCCCTATATTTGTAATTGTCATGCTAGGTAGGAAACTCGTTTCAAGTAGTTTTGTTAAGCTCATTAACTGGATTGTATATTGAAACTTAAAAGGAGCAGTAAATGTTATATAACTTTCTTGTTTATCTGCAACTAACCAATATTCGTATTGTCCTTGTTCGTTTAAAAGCTCCACAATGTCGTAGCTTTGTATATCTAGTTTATCGGAATTTGAAATAACAATAATAGATGAGTCAAGTTCTGTACTTAATGTTTGTGTCTTGGCTCTTCCCCATCTTACATTTGATGATTCATATTTGTTATTAATTTCTCTTAAAGTCATTGCTTGCATACGCTCACCTGTTTCTATTTCCATCGACTAGCTTTTCACCTAATCTGACACTGTTATAATTTGCTATGGCATTGCTCCTTGCGTATTCGATTGAATATTGCTTTTGTCTTTGCCACTCTTGAACACCTATACTAACGCCTTGTAATCCTAAATTGATTAGACCTACAACAGGATGTACCATGAACGATGTTCCAACGTTTAGTAGCATTCCCGCACCATTCATAATATTGTTATAGGTTTGTTCCATGTTAGTTTGTTTTATGTAGTCGCCTGTAACATCACCATAAATGCTTATTTGATTTTGAATAATACTTTTAGCGTTGTTTATACCCGCATTTACAAGTGAATGTGTTATTGCGCTTGCGGCTATTGTTCTTGCCATCCCATTTGTAGCACTATTGTTTGCTTTGCTTTCTGGAGCAATTCCTCCATTGGCTGCGCTATTGTCTAGTGCTTGTTCACTTGTTCCTTTGTTCGAGATATAAATGTCTAATCTTCCCATTTTATACCCCCTTAATCAACATGACTCTTAGTAATGGTAGGTTTGTTGAAATTAATTCTTGTTCACTTGATCCTGTCTTAACAATGCAAGATTCAGTTACATTTGAATTGTCTATTGTACTAAACTTGCTTATCATTGTTATGCTTGCGTTTGGATTTGTTCCACGAATAATTTGATTTAATAAGGCTTTAACACCATCGTTATTCGTATTTGCTACAAATACAAAGTTATATGTTCTTGCGTATGTTTTTGCAAGTGACTTTGTTTCTGGGCTGTTTATTGCGCCAGTTGATGATGTTTCAGCTTCATAACTAATTGAATAGCTTACTAATGGTCCAAGCGTATCAACACCATTTATTGTTAAATATTCAAGCCCTAGTATGTTTGAATAATTTATAAGCGTTACGCTAATTGTTAATGAATTATACTTTTTTGAACCATTATTTAAAAACGAGCCTAGCATTGTTGATGTTGTATAAAATTGTTTATAATTAACACCATCTAAACTTACAACTGTTTCATTTAAGGATACAACAAGGTCATCAAGCACCGTTTTTATTTCATCGACATATTTGTCTATTACATCGATTTTTAATTGAACGGGATATTGTACTAATCCTTTGTTTATTTGTCCTGGCAGAGTTGATATTGTTATTTCAACATCGTTTTCTTGTTCGTAGTAAAATTCTTCATGATATCCGAATGTGATATCGTTTGCTATTTCACCACTTTCAACAAGTGCTTTTATTGTTGTTTCAAGGTATTTTTTATATTCAGTATTAATCATATATTAATTACCACCTTACCACCTGATGGAATAGCTACAACATTTGCTACATATCTTAGTACACTTTCAACGATTTTAAAGTTTGAGGTTTCTAGTGATCCACGTGGTGTTCTTTTTGAACCATCATCATTAAAACCTAGTGCAAGTGAACCATAGTCTATGCCATCTGAAATACTTATAACCCAACCATCAGCCGTTTTTCTTGATGTATAGCCAGCTATCATTGCACCTTTTGAATAAATATGCACGCCTCCAGGTCTTGGAAGCTGTGCGGCTAATTGCCAATGAAGTACTTTATAGAATCTATCAATAGCAGTTTGAATTGTATCTTGTTCCATATATTAACCTCTTAATTCTAGGATTGTTTTTTGCTTTGGTCTTAATGATTTATCTTTTCCTCTGTTATCATCGTTGATGGTTACTTTTGCTATTCGCCATCTTGAATTATCTTTTAAATTAACTATTACATCACCAGGATTACAATTAATTGGAATAGGTGATTCAATAGTTAAGTGTTTTATTGTTCTTAAAGATGTATTTCCATCTTGTACTTCTTCTTCGTAATAATCTACTAAATCGCAAGCCCTAAATTCTTTACTTGGTTCAGTTTCATATTCTTCAAATTTAGAATTTTTTACTCTTTTGAATAAGTAGTAAAAATCAGTATATTTTCTATTTGTTCCTGCATATTTGAATAATGACATATTAATACCTCATTAAATTAGCAAGACCACACATTTTTAAATTCATTAATGCTGATGGAGCAATTCCTCTTTTCTCTAAAATCGCAATATCAATAGTAGTATTGTTGTCTTGGTTTATTCCTGATATGTTTCTTAAGTCGCCATTTTCAAGAATATAGTCTATTTGCTCACAAACTGCCTTTTTAAAGCGTTCTTTTTGATATGGTGATAAATCTTCCCTACCACCTTTAAAAGAGTAATTTAAGTTAATATAATTAAGCAACCACTCTTCTACATCATTAATGGCTTGTTCTGCAGTTTTAGCATTTGAGTCATTTGTTTGTGTTGATACTAATTCTTCATTTAAGTCGATGCCTTTTAATCGCATCATATCTTCATTTGTTGTTATGTTATTGTATGTATATTCTATAGACATAATAACCCCCTTATAACAAATAAAAGGGTAGACATTTGCCTACCCTCTTATTCAATTATTTACTTAATTTAATTAACTAGTTTCTTGCTGCAGGAGCTGGTTTTAAGTTAAATGCTAATGTTGCAGTAGTTGCAGATGCTCCAACTGCTAATTCATCAGCTTCGGCTTTCTTGCCATTTGCTGAAGCAGCAACGATGTAAGTTATACCTTGATTAACTTTGAATGTAACTTGGCCAGAAGCGTTAGTTAACTTTTCTTGACCTGCACATGTTACTCTTGCACCCTCAATTGCTGCTGGTGTAGATGCTGTATCTTTAACTGTTACAGTTAATGTGCAAGCTGGTTCTACTGTAGAAGAGTTTTCGATGATTGCGAATGGGAATGCGTTTGCATTTGATTCATTATATGATGATACTGGATTTGGTACTTCCCAACCCATTCTCATTGTTAACATGATACAAATCATTCTTTGTTGGCCTAAGTTGTACTTTTCAGTTGCATCATTAGGATTTTCAATTGTACCCTCAGTTAATACATCAACTGTTACTTCCTGGCGGATTGCATAGTAAATTTGCTTTAAGTCACCAACTAAAGCAACAGCCTTTGTGCTATCCCATGCACCGTTAGCTACGAATTCTCTTGCTAATGAACCGATTTCAGTATTAGCTAATGGTTGACCTGATGTATCGACCATATTTCTGAATAATGATTTAGCGCTGTAGTTAGAAACAATTGCGTTGCCCTCATAGTCTGAAGCTTCAACCTTTGATAATGCACCATCGATTGCAGTATAGAATGGTACTTTATCAGATGTGTTGATAGTTACTTTTGCACCGCAGTTTATACATGATGGGATTAAGCCATCTCTAAATCCTGCAGGTTTTCCAGCACCAGTAATAATTGCCATGTCTAGTTTCTTTGCGATTGCTTCTGCTGCTCTTTCTTTGATAATCTTTTCAATATCAATATTTGAATCAGCAATTGAATTCTTTGAAATTGGAATTAAAACATTTAATTCTTCAGCACGAATTGTCTTGCCTTTTAATGCTAATGATGTGATATTTCTTTTTGCTGTATCAGCACCAGCCCAGTAAGCGATAGGAAGATTTGATAAAATATCAAGCTCCATATCCTTACCTGTCATGTTTGGAAGTCTAGTTCCTTTTGCTAAAACGAATGATTGCTTTGTAGCAAGTTCGAATACCTCATTAACAAATTGAGGTTTAAATAATGTTTGAATCTTAGTTTGATCTACGTATGTCATAGTTCTTTTTTACCTTTCCTTTTTTCTTTCTTTTTTTATTTTATTATTTGACTCCGAATGCAGCTCTAAAGTCTTTATTAAATGTAGACTCTGAATTTCCTTGTCCGTTGCCTAATGCACCAAGTGTTATGTCATTGCTTTTTGGGGCATCTTCTTTTACTTCGAACATCTCTTTGTATTGGTCTTTAATGGCGTTTATACCATCGTCAATACCCTCGTATGTCTTTTTCTCTGCATTATATTTACCTTTAGCGAAGTCAACTTTATCGATAAATAAATCAGGATGCTTGCATCCAATAGATTTTAAATAGTCTATTTTTTGCTGTTTTTCCTGTGCTGCGATAGTATTTGCCTTAAACTCTTTTAATTCGTTATAATCGCCATATTGCTTGGCTTCTTCTTTTAATTTGTTGTTTTCTGTTTCAAGAGTAGCAATCTTACTATCCTTTTCTTTGGCTTCTTCTAATGCTCCATTCCTTGCGTTATTTACATCTTGGCCATTGATTTTCATAACTGCATCGATTTGGTCATCAGTTAAACCTAATTCTTTTAAATCCTTTGTTTTCATTTTTCCTCCTAGCTTTGTTAAGCGAGTAAGCTCTCGCAAGATTATTTTTTTAACTTTGGATTTTAGGTTTTTTCTTTTAGGTCGTAACCTTAACAAGACCAGTAAAAAGGACTATTAAAGCCCTTTTAATAACTATTCTTCTTCATCAGGTTGATTTTCTATCATTGAAATAACATAGTCATTTCTTTGTATTTCCATAAAATCAAGAAAATACTCTCTTAATTTTTGCCTTATCTCATCATCTTCAACGACTTTTCTTAAATGATATTCTTGGTCTGTATCAAGCTGTGATGTATCGATACATTCAAGATTATCGAGTGCGCTTCTTACTTGTTCTACTGCGAAGTCATACTCTTCAATTCTTGCTTTGTTTTCCTTTGTTAGGTTGCCCTCATAGTATGCTCCACTATCTTCATCTCGCGTATTTGGTAGATAACTCATTTTGTCCCCCTTTCTATGCTTCACCTATTGCGGCTATAATTAGCCCTAAAATAAGTATTATTCCCATTTTTTTCACCTACTTTTTAACATTAAGTGTTATTCTATTGCCTAATTGTTCCCTATCATACTGCCTTACAAGGTTAGAATTATTATCTATTAATTCTCTTTGCTTGGCTTGTATGTTTCGAACTCTTGCTTCACCTCTTAGGATGCTACTTTTAATCTTGTCATTGTTAGGATCAAGTGCTAGCATCTTCTCGTTGTGTTCTATTTCTTTCTTCTCGGCTCTTATTTGGCGTTCATTTGCTCTTTGTTGTTGTAGTGCCTTATATTTCTCTGGTTTATATTTTCCGTTAAAATTAAGGTTTCTATCATCCCTTAGGTTTGATACTTCCTTTTGAGTTTTAGCACCTATAACCGAGTCGATATCGATGTATTGAAAATAATGGCGACAATTTGGTCTTGTTGTGTAGTAATATGGTTCTCCTACTGCTTCCTGAACGGTCATTATTTTATTTGCTTCGATATAATCCCTTATTTCATCTACTCTATCTTTTGGAGCTAATGATTCCCACTTTTCATCACAAAATATTTTGCCGTTCAAATCGACATGATCCTTTGCACAGTCCCCAAAATAAGCCGAGATGTAAAAGACTACACCACTTTCTTGCCCAGTGCTTATCATATTCGAGCCGATATCGTTTTGAATGTCTGTTCTTGCTTTCATTTCGAAGTATGTGTCAAAATCGTAGTGTTTACCATCTTTGTAAACAACGCCAATGTCTAACCCTGCATCCATATGCTTTGATAATGCTTGCTGTAATTCCAATGTTTTATTAACTCTTAATGTCTGCACTGTTTGCTGTACTATGTTTTGAAATGTTTTTGTCGCATCATCCTGGAGGAATAACAAGCCTTTATTGATTTGTCTAGATATTGCTACTTGTTGGCTTGGCTTTAAATTAACGCTAGCATCGTTTTTAAGGTCCTTTTTTATCTCTTTTGCTGTTTTTTGGATTAATTCCTTTGACTGCTTTTTAAAGTTCCTTATTTCGTTGTTTTTCTTGATTTGCCATCTTCTTAAATCTTCAGTATCCTTTATCAAGGATGCTTCAATAGTGGCTTCAAGTTCTTGCGACACATCGTTTAATTTATCGCCTATCTTTTGCGACAACTTAATGCCGTTATCTTTTACCTGGATGTGTTCGAGCTTCTTTTCTTTCTTCTTTGACATTATTCATCATCCTCTTGGTCCTTTTCTTCTTCTGCTGGTTCATCGCTTTCATCTTCAAAACCAGTTTCGACTTGTTCTTTAGGTTGTGAATACTGCTCTTTTATCATTTGGATTAATTCGTTTTTATATTTGTAGTCCTCACCATATACGATATCTACAAATGTTTCAGGTGTCATTACACCACTTTGTAAAGCTAATGTGTACTTATCAATTAGTAACGCATTATCATGCACGAACTTTTTAGCTGATTCAAGGTCCTCGTTGTACCAGTTGGCTCTGTATTCAGCTATTGACATAATGCCTGCGTTTACTTCATTTAATTGGTTTTCTTTCTTCTTTTGCGTATCTTCCATGATGTTGTCATCATATACAACCTGGATGTCATCCTCGTTAAATTCTATCGTTTCATTTGAAATATAAGAATTGTAAACCTCTTTAATAGCAAGCAATAAACCTTTGATTTTTGATGTTGCAAAGTTTTCTTGTTTGATTATGTTCTTATAAAGTTTTGACTCTTTTAAGATTGCAGCTGTAGCTGTTTGAATTGGTCTACCACCTGCTTCACCTATTTCGAATGTAGAATCACCGAGTCCACACATTCTAGCTGCACCATTCATTGCACCTACTAAAGATTTTGTTATTGGATCAACTCTTAATTCAGCATTAAACTCGTTTATAAAAGATTTGCCGTCAGAACCTAAAGGGACTATGATGTCCTCATCTTCCAAGAAGTCTTTCATGTCAATTGGTTGGCCATCACTTCCGATTTCTCGCATCTCTGCACTTATAAACCTTTTCTTTGCACCACGCTTAAACTCTTTATACCAACAATCGAATATTGTATCAGTTAATTTGAACCATCCTATTGCTTGGCTATATACTGACTCGTATGGTTGATTGTTTGCAGAATTTGATATATTTGGATGCCATACTTGAAATAATGGCGTTGTCGATTTGGTTTCAATTAAAACAGCGTTGTCATAATCAAACGATTCGGCTGTTTTGCCTGGTTGTGGATTGTTGCCTTTTACCTCACCTATTACATATTGCCCGTTTACAAGTATATGCACCTGCAAGATTGTTTCGTTGGTTGTTATTCTAACGAACGCGCATTCAGTTGTGTCATCTTCATCGTTTGTAATTGGTATTACTCTATCCGCATCTAAAAAGTAAATTTTTATTTGATTATCTTCGCTCTTAACGATTTTGTTATCTACAAATTCAAATTTTTTAGGTATAACGACTGTAGCTCCACATCCAAGCGCGTTGAATTTTTCAGCAAATGGATTAAATTTTGCAAAGAACGAATTTTTATGTAATATTTCATTTACTTTGTCGTTTGCTTTATTGTTTTCATTTTCACTTGACACTGTAATAATTGTATTTTCATTTGCGTAATTTGAAGCCCAGTCCTCAGCTATGAGCTTTGGTGTTCCTGATGCTTCAATTGTCGTATTTACAACTTCACCATTCTCGTGTGTTTTCCTAGAATGCCATGAGTTTTGTCCTTTGTACCAGTCTTTGTATAAATTCAAATTTGGATTTTGTCCTGCTATGTAGTCTTGTTTCCTTGATGGATCAATTCTTTTGACAAAATCTAATATATTATCATTTAGGCCCATTTAGTTCATCACCTCCAAATTAATCATTATGTTTCTTATGTTTGACTCTATTGAGTATTCGAACGCATCCATTGTATCAATGTCGGTTGTGCCATTATCTAGTCTTTCAGATGTATGTCCCTCTTTTGAGTCATATACTGCTGTTCTAAACGCTTCAATAAAGCTGTCGCATCCTGTGTTTAGGATGTGTATTTTCTTTAAAGATAAAACCAATAGTTCGAACTCGATTCTATCTTTTATTTGTTTTTTCATGGCATTTCTTATAATTGCGCTTATGCCTTTGGATAAAACTCTATTTTTTAATCCTGCAATTAGTGTTTGTTCTGCACTATCACAATATACATTCATTGCTTGAATTTTAAATGTTATTTGTACCTCTTTGAAAAACTTTTCAAATTCATCGTACAACTTATCAGGTGTCACACCACTTGCTTCTATTCTTTTGCTTCTTAACACATATAAATCGGTCATTGCTCTGTTTACACCAGTTGCAACGAATGTGTGAGCTGATCCATTGCCGCCGAAGTCCATTCCAATGTTTATTTGGCCTAATAGTGGCAATTCATCTTGCTGTATTAAGTATTGTGCTTGGTTAGTTGCAAATAATGTGTAGATTAATCCCTCAGCTACACCACGCTCACCTAGTATTTTGATTTTGTAATAGTAGCTGTCTATTGGATATATTTGCTTAGCTCTTTCGATTTTTTCAGGTGTCATAACTGGATTATCTTCCATAGTCCAGTGCATGTAGTACCAACCCTTTTTAGGTGTGTTCTTATTCATGTCAGCTAGTATTGAGCTTGGCACTTTTCCTAAAGGCTTACAAAAGTTTATGTATTTTGTGTAGCAATAATGCTTAGGATCATCACCATTCAGTGTGTATATAGTTAGTGGCTTATCTGCACTTGCTTGTCTTGCGAACGCTTCATCTAGGAATTGTTCTGTTGCAAGGTTGACCTCATCTATTAGTTCAACGCCTAGTGTTTTACCTAGAATCTTCTTCCATTGGTCTATTTTTGAATAACCAGCTAGTAATACCTTTTTTATCTCACCATCAAATCCTGGAATGGTTAAATAATAACCACCAATTTCTTCTTTCTTAATCTTCACATCAGGGAACTGATCCATTAAACCTAACCCATCACTGTGTAGGATGTTATCTCTTACCGCATCCAAATCCTTTGCAGCAATTAAATGTAAGTTACAAGGATTCATTCTGACTGCAGTATTAAACGCTTGTATCATAGTTACTGTCTTTGATGAACGAATCGCACCCTCTGCAACTAGTACCATTACATTGTCCTTAACTGCTAGTGCCATGTTATCAAGCATTTTCTCTGTGAAGCTAATCATCTTCATCAACTCCATCTACTTGTCTAGATTTCAATTGTGCAGATAATTTTGCATAATATTCTTTTGTTGACTCATCAGCACTAACATTTACATTTTGATTTGTACTTTCAAAGCCTAACCACTTGCCAACATTCTTTAAAGCATCGTTTGCTGCTTTCGCATCTGCCATCTTTGTTCTTCCTGTTGCATTTCCATTAAAGTCTAGAATGTCAACTTGCTTTGAGCAATCGGCGTAAACATCTTGTTGTGCAGTGATTAATTGTTCTAAAGAAATCTTTGTGTTTTTCTTCAAATCTTCCTTTAGTTTATCTATGTACGCTTGGATATCACTTCTTCTCACAAGTTCCCAAGCTCTAGTCATAGCACTATTATCTTTACATTTTGGATTGACAGCTTGATAAGCAGCACGACCATTATTTAAGAGTTTTACATAATGCATACAAAACAATTCTTCTTTAGCGGTTAATCCAGTTTCTGGATTTATTTTTGTTTTAATTGTCTTTTTACCATTACTATTATTTTCACTCACTAGATTAACCTCCTTTTTTATAAAATCTTAATAAAAGCATTCGTATGCTTTTTTCTTGTTATTTGTGTTGACCTATCCCCATCTTCTCTATGTTTCTTCCCCTTTCCCCTAAAAAGGAGAAAGAAAAAAGCAACCATTTTTTTATAAATAGTTGCTTCTTACGAATGAAAAACTTTCATTATTGGGGGAATGTATGGATATAACTTGTCTTGTTATTTTCCACATTATCATTTTAACATATTTAAATACTTGCAAAACTATGCAATTTTATTTTTTACTTTACTTTTAATTTTTTATTATTTTTGTTAACTCTCTTATTCCTCGCCATCTGGCGTTGTCTATTGTGTTAACTGCGTAAAATAAGGCTTTTGATATTTCGATGTTTGACATGCAGTCGATGTATGTCATTTTTAAAATTATTTGATACTCTTCTTTAGAAATTAATCCTATAAAGTCTGATATAAGGTTGTTGTTATCTTCTAGGGATTTTTCAATTTCCAATGTTTTTAATACAAGGGTTTGCAACTCTTCTTTCATCGTGGCTCTTTTCATATACTTTATTTCAGTCGTGTTAGCTTGTAAGCCTGTGTTTGGTCCTGTGAACTCTCTATCGTATGAATCACCAACTACGAACGATGCTTCTAAATCTTTTATATCTTCTTTTAAACGTTCTCTTTTAATTCTTAAATACTTTACTTGTAAATTACTACTCTTAATACTTTGTAATAACTCTTTTATATATTTTCTACTACTATTATGTAATTCTTCTTCTGTAATACTGAATTTCTTATATATATATACTTTTACTCTTTCTATAAGTGTAGTATTATTGCTTTTATTTTTCATCATCGTTATCCTTGTCTTTCATAATTACACCTATTACGAATAAAACTATAACAACATTCATGAAGCTGCAAACTGTTCCAAATGTCATAAAGTCCTGTCTACTCTTAAAAAATAATGCTATTCCAAATCCTAGTAAAATCGATGATCCTATAATCATCCATAAACCTGTGAATTTACTTTTCATTCTTTCTTCCTTTCTTCCATCAGTTTTTTACCTCTACCTCTATTCCAAGAGTATATTGGATCAGTGCTTTTGCCATATCATCATAATCGTTGATTAGCTCTTCTAATGCTTTGATGTCTTTAATTTCGTATTTGTTTAGTAATGCTTTGAACTTGTCTAACTCCTGTATAGCTTGTTCTAGTTTATTACAAGTATTAGGCAATATTTCATTGATACTTTTAACAATATCTTTTTCATAATCAATGCAAACTTGAAATTTTTTTATTCTATCTAACGCTTCTGATTCTTTAGACATTTTCCAGCATCTCCTTTAAAACTTTCTTTCTTACCTCGATTGTTTTCTCACCATTTAAGATTTTACACATCCATTGTGGTTGTATTGAGATTAAGATATATTCGTTTACCCTGTTTCCTCTAAATTCTTGTAATACACCTTTAATTAAGTGTTCTTCTTTGAAAGGGACAATCTCTTGTGCATACATCATATTTTGAGGAGCGTTATTTATAGGTCTATACCATTCGCCAACTTTCATATACTCATCGGTAAATATTTTATTGATGTCATTATATGGTCTTTTAGTAAAATAATCTCCTAATTCCTTTGGCTCATCAAATATATGTAAGTTCTTGATGTGGATTGCATAACCATCTTTATTTCCTAAATATCTTTTTAAATCAGTATAGTCTAGACAACTGCCTCTTGCTATTTTGTTTGTGTATCTATAACTCTCTTGTAAATCATCATATTTCATAACCATAAAAGATGTGCCACAATTAGTTATTTCCTCAACCTCAAAATCACATTCACCTACGATTTTGCCGTTGATTAAAAAATCATCAAAATTTATTTGTTTAGCATTATACTGACTAAACTCACCCATCAACTTTCTTAAATCATATAAATAAGGCTTTACCTTTGTACAATATAATAATATTTTGCTCATTGGTTTCCCCCTTTTTTATGTTCAACTCTTCTGCTATTTTCGCTAATAGTAATAAATCTACAATTTGATGGTTCATAATTACCATTACTATCAATTCTATCTATTGCTAATCCTTTTTGATACCCATTATTTAATGCCCATTCTTTAAACGCTATATAATTATTTTTCCACTCATCACAAACTTTAATTCCTTTATCTTGGTAATATTTTTTGTGTTCTTTAGAGTCTTTCCAATAACATCTTCTTAACATTCTACAATAAGTTTTATAAATGTCATCTTTTCTTGTATCTATGTCATATTTCATAGGGCTTAATTTATGACCATTGTTTTTTCTAGTTTCTATTGCTAAACAACCACAAGATGTAGTGTTCCTAGTTTGTATATGATTTAATGAAACTATTAATTCATTACCACATTGACATCTACATTTAAAGTGTGTTCTAGGTTTATTGGTTTTAACTACTTCTAAAACAGTTAATCTTCCAAATGTTTTTCCTAAATATTCATTTGCTTTACTTTTCATATAAATCTCCTTTGCAATATAATAATAGTTTCATTTGTCATCTACCTCATCATCTTCACTTTCCTGTGCTTTCACAAAATCTACTGCTAACTTTAAATATTTAAAAAGCAATTCCAAATCATCTTGATAAACTTTTCCGTTTATTGCTTTTATCGTTTCAATTCCTTTTTCGAATAATTCTTTCTCAAACGATGTTTCTAACTTGCTTTTAATTTTTTCTATTTCTTCATCTTTAACTGCTCTCTTCTTTTCTTCAGTAATGAATAAGCATACGCATCCTACTACACATCCTAGCCACAATCCAAATAGCATCCATAAAAATATATCAACCATTTTTCTCTAACCACTCCTTAATAATATCTTCTTGTTCAGCCGTTCCTCTAACAACTAATTCAAACTCATATAAATCGCTTGGTTTAACTTTGATTATTCTTTTTAAAATATCTAAAATCTTTTTATCTTCCTGTGCTTTATAGATGTAGTTTTCAATGGTTTTTAAACCTTTAAAATCTTGTCTAAAATCATTATAAACATCTATATCATCCCACATTCTTTTAATACACTCCAGCGCTTCACTAGGTTTGGCACTTTTAATTGCCTGTAATTCTTTTAACCATTCAAGTAATTGTTCGTGTTCTTCTTTACAAGCCACACAACTCCAATCTTGCTTATTCTTCAATTCTTCTTCTAAATGATTTATTGCTTGTTCTAGTGTCATTCTTCTACCTCTATTTCTTTGTCTAATAATTCTTTATTAAAAATATCTTTCCAAAATATAAGTTCTGAAATATACTTTAACATCATTTTATAAGCATAATATCTAGGTGGAAATTTCCTTAAATAATTCAAATTGGCAATTTCTTTTTTTAATGCTTTCTTTAATATTATCTGGTTCTCTTTACTAGGTTTACTAATTAAATCTTTAATTTTCTTTTTCATTGTTCTACCTCTTTACCTGGATTATAAACCCTATCATGTCACCTGCTGGTTGTAGGTCAAAGTCCTTGTTTATAATTGCTTTTATTTTTTCTAAATCGTATTTATCTTTTTTCTTGATGTAGCAGTTTCCAAACCTTTGAAGATTCCTAATGATCCAGTCATCTTTTTGCTCTTCAATTTTTTCTACTCTTTGTCTTTTAGCTTCTTCTTTTCTTTCGAGTAGTCTTTGCTTCTGTCGTTTGCCACAGCAAGTTTTACAAGCACCAAAGTAGTTTATATGTAATGTACCTTTGTAGTACTTTCTAGCTACATAATATTGGGATTCGTTTTTTATCTCACCACATATTTTGCATTTAATCATTGTCAACATCACCTAACCTTATACAAGCGTATATTATTGTCGCAAGTAGCCATAAAGCTACAATGCCTAAAATTATTAACAAAATGTGATACCACGCCATATTATCACTCCTTATTTACTACGCAAAAGCTATTTATACCGATTTTCTTTAATAACTCGGCTTCCTCTTGCGTGATATTTGTATCTGTGAGATTTCCAACGACATAAGTTGTCTTATCTTCCATATCGAATAAATCTACTTTGTCCGTTGTTTCTTCTACAACTCTAATTGTTGAATTATTTAGAATTTCAACTGCTCTTACATAATTAGCTAGTACATCATCATCGTATTTCGTATAACCACAATTTAGCCACATTTTTTTAAATGTGTCGAAATGAGCTATACCACCAGTTGGTATTACTTTTAAAACTTCGATAGCATCTTTTATAAGGCTTTCGATTCTATTTTTTTGCCCGCCAATTACATCGCAATCAAGTAATTGCTGTAACTCATCAATTAGATTTAAAATGTTAAAAACCATATTATCACCTTTTATAATGTATGCCTTTGCTTGCCATCATATCGGCAAAATGTATATATAAAACACTTGGATACATTTCTTGTGCTTTTCCTAGATTGTTCCAGCATTCCTTTGATTCGTAAGCTCCCATGTGCCAACGGATCATCAGCATTTCTTCTTTTGTTAAATTTATAAAGTGGCTAATCATTAACACTGATTTTTCACCATGTCCGTATGGCATTCCGTCATCTTGGTAGTCGTAAGATTCTACTTGTATCCATTGTCCGTTTTCTGATTTAACGTTTTTCATAACCTTTTTATAAGTGCCTATCTTACAAACATCGTGTAACAAGCACGTGATTATTGCGGTTTCATCATCTTTACCTGTGAGTGCTATATAATTGTCATAGACCAGTAAGCTATGATTTAAAAGTCCGCCCTCTTCTGCATCGTGATACTTTGTTGATGCAGGATCAGTAAAGAATGTTGATTTTTCTAACCAGTTTATTAACTTGTCTATTCCTGGTCTATTAACTTGTTGTAATAATTCTATGACTCTCTCTTTATTCTCCATTGCTTGTTCCTACTTTCTTTTCAGCAACTTTCAACCACGCTACAAGTGGCTTCATTTTCTTTTTTAAACATGCGATTCTTGATTTGTGTTCTTCAAGCTGATGTTTTACCTCTTCCATTTCTTTTTCTAACTCTTCGATTGTTAAATCGTTTATATCTCTTGCTCTTCTGTATCCCTTTTGATTAGATGTCGCAAGTATAGGGTAGTGCATGCTGCATACTGCGATTGTATCTCTTATTGTTCTATCACTTGTAATATTTAACTTTTCCCCTATTTCTTCCTTTGTTAATGGTGTATCAGAAAATAATAAATTGATTATTGGATGATTGTAATTATCCTTTGTTGCCTTGTTTTGCTTAATTTCTTTTAAATTACTATGACTCATATTTTCCTCCAGTTTTTCATTCAGTTAAAATTGGCGGCTTTTAACTTTTATATGTATTTATCGATGAAATCTTTTTTCTTTGTTCGTATATATTTATCCGATTATAGTTTTAATAAATTCTATTTTCTGCGTATTTTTTGCTCGCCAGCATATTTACAACTAGCCGCCACTAGGTTGTAGCTATTTGCGCTTATTCCACTCTTTTAACCATGCTTTGTACTTTTCAAAGTCTTTCGCTACTGGTTCAAGTTCTTTTAATACTTTTATCATGTCGCAGTGTCTATCTTCTGCGAATTGACCTGTAAAATAATGCTCCCATTCCCATGTGTGAAGTCTTATGTTCCACGCTGTTATTATTCCATCACCTGTAGGCTTTACACCATCTGGTGTGTCGTGATAATGTTCTGAATCATTAAATTGTATCCATATTGTCGCAGTTTGTCGGCTGTCATTTAGGAAGTATGTTTTATTAATAGATCCATAGCATCGTTCAGTTATCTTGTTGCATATAAAACCCTCACTCTTAAAATACTCTATTGCTTCTTTTTTTCTTCTGTAATATCTATTTTCTTGTTCTACCTGTTCTTCAGGTGTGAATAAATCTGTCATAATCTAGCACCTACTTTCACATTTTCAAACCATTTGTAAAATACCTTTTTAACCTCTTCGCTAGGATGACAATTTGTCCTATCCCATTCATTTGCATAAAATTGCCCTATCTCTTTGTTTTTCTTTATCTCTACGGTTGCGATAGGGTTGTTTCCTTTTCTTATGAATGCTAGGATGCAGTTTCTATTTTTATAGTATTGACTTGCTAGGATGCACTGATGTAGTATGTCGGCTTGTTCTTTCCATTCTTCATATTTTGCACTGAAGAATATTGAGTAGCCATCGATTTCTGCATTGTATTTAAGATACTTTTTAATTCTTTTTAAAAGTGTTTTAAATTCTTCTTTTTTCTTTGCAGCTTCTATCTTTGTTTTTGCATCCATTAACTTGTCATGTGCTTCTTTTAGGTCTTTTGGATATTTCCAGTAATCTTCTTTTATGTTGTGTCCTTGTTCTTCTGCAAGTCTGATATAGTCTTTATAATGCCAACGCCAATATTGTTTTGTTTCTTCATCCTTGCCCTTGCATCTTTTAATAAAAACATCGTAAGGCATGCCACCGCTATATTCTATGTAATCAACATCAAAGTCTTTTATCTTTGCGTATTGTCTACATTCGTTATAATTTAGCCCAAATTTGCCGATTTTTTGCATTTTTATTAAAAACTTGATTAATCTATCCTTGCTTTCTTTTGAAAGCGTATAAATTGATTTATTAAATATGAAACCGCCATAGCCTACAGCGTATAGCATTTCAACCTCTTTAGGATGTGCTATCCATCTTTTTAAAATGCTTAGTATGTTTGTTATGTTGCATTCGTATTTCATCTTTCTAACTGTGTATTTAAAGTCTGGATATAA